GCCGATTTTTGTCCGCGGCCGCCGACAGAAGGGGCACAGTGCGCGTGATTTGCGCCACAGTTTGAGTTAACACCTAGTACAGATGGAGACAAAGAGGCATTTAAAGTACGCGCGACCACGGGCGGCGTACGCGGCGCGGTTTAACATCGGAGTTGGCACGCTTGATGATTGGATTAGGCGCGGCAAAGAGTCTGATGATCCTCCGCCCTTAGATGAGCCGGCGGACATGGGCAAGTGGTGGCAGCGTTGTATGCACGGCCCGGTGCCGCAAAAGTTCCGAGAGGTGGCCTTAAAGATTTTTGAGCAGCGCGATTTTAGAGACATTAAGGGCCTCTCGATGGAAGAGAACGTTGCGGCGTTGCGCACTACGCTTGCCATCAACAAACAACTGCTCGATGAGGCGCTGGCAACAAAAGATGAGGGCACCGTGGGGCTGCGCCAGCGCAATTATGAGCGGTGCTTCAACCTTTTGCGCCTTGCCGAGCAAAGCCTGTTAGACTTACAAAAGAGGCGAGGGCAATTAATCGACCGCGACAAGGTGGTGGATGACCTAACTAAGATGGTGGAGAGTTACAAGCTTATGCGCGAGCGCATGACGCGAGACATTATGCTATCGCTTGAGGCGCGATTGTGTTCCCGTAGGGCAAAAATCATTTACAAATTTTTGCGCGAACATTTAGAGGCGAGCATTGAGGAGGTGCGCCGCGGGGAGGAGTTATTTTTTGCGAGAGGATTAAGGTGATGAACGACGTTGACGTGGAGGAACTGAAAAGCGTGCTAGGGGTTCTTGAGAAACAGGAACGCCGAGTAATAGAGGAAATGTTTGGCCTAAACGATACGGCGCCGGTGCGGTGTTGTGAGATTGCGCGACGCGCGTCCGAGTTGGAGGTTGCGCGGCGCCCCCTTACGCATCAGCGCATTTATGAGATTAAGATTTCCGCGTTCAAGAAAATCGCGCGAGCAATAGCGTTACAGAGGCGGGGGTTGCCCCCTACGTTAGTGACGCCTAAACTATACCGCCGTGCCAATACCTAGTCCGCGAAAAGGCGAGAAGGAGGGCGACTTTATTGGCCGTTGCATGGGCGATGGACTAATGAAGACGGACTACAAAGATCAGAAGCAACGGTTGGCGGTTTGCTACGCAAGTTGGCGTGAGGTGCACGGTGGTAAAGCGCCGCCGGCAAAGCCTAAAAAGTGACACTGCAGGAATTAAAAAACGAATTCGGCACGGATTTGAAAGAAGTTAAAATTCTTGCAGGGGTTTACTTTTTAATCCGGCAAGACACGGTAATTTACATAGGGCGATCCAGGAATATCCAAGAGCGGCTTGCAGTCCACAATCTTGATAAAACCAAAACCTTGCATTGGTGGGATTCTGTACTTTGCATTGAAGAACACGACGAAAAGGAACGCGCTCGGCTTGAAACCCGTCTTATCAACACACATTGGCCGGAGCTAAATAAACAGAATGGTGGCGGCCGCCGCAAATACAAATAACAACTGGTACGTATTAGACAAGATTTTTGCCGAGGTCTTTAGTCCTAGTCCGGATATACCGCTGCCGGTCTGGGCGAGCAAGAATGTCTTTTTAGATCGGCGCATGACGACGAGGCCCGGTTATTACAATCCGCTGGAGTATCCGTGGACCTGGGAGTTGCAAGAAATTATTCGCCTCCGGCGTCTTTGGGAGGCGGAGACCCCTGATGGGGCAACGGTAATCGTGGAGCCGCATACCGCGGGTGCGCGCTCAATGCGGGTGCACCAAGTGGATGTCATGAAGGGGACTCAGACGGGGTGCACCGAGAGTGCGCTAAACGGCGTTAGGTTCATCGCGCGCTACGATCCTCAGAACGTAATCTTCGCCATCGATAATGCGCGGCAAGCGGGCGAGGTTAATGTGATTAGGTTGCAACCCACGCTGCGGGACTTAGGGGCCGCAATCTTCACGGACAACGAGGATGATGCCTCTCAATTTATTTTGAAGCTTCGGCGCATGATCGTTTACTTTCTAGGAAGCTATTCGGAGGCAAACTTCACGCAAAAAATGTGCGAGGTAGGCATAGCAGATGAGCTTGAGGAGCACGGCAGTAAAACCACCGTGGCGGATTTGCTCTCTCGGATGAAGAGTTCAGAGAGACGGCTTCTCATAGCGATGAGCAAACCAAAATATTCCGGCGGCCCCATCGCGCGCGAACACGCTAATGGCTCTCAACATGTGGCGGAGATCCCATGTCCGGCTTGCGGAGGTTTTCAACAACTCGAGCAGGACAACATGCGCTTTAACCATTGCAAAAGCGCCGTGGGCCGCTGGGATTTTGAGCGAGTGCTGCGCGAGACTTATTTTGAATGCGTGCACTGCCAAAAGCCGATCACGGAGGACAACAAGCGATGGTTTAACAACCGGACGCGTAGGCGATGGAGGCGCACAAATTTTGCGGGCGCGGAACCTAACCACGTGAGCTTCCATCTCTCGGACTTCCTTAGCTACGATGATAGCGTTAGTTGGGGCCGGTTGGCCATAGAGTACATAAACTCCAAAGGCGATAGAGAGAAACGTCGCACCTATCGCAACCATCACGAGGGATTGCCCTACGAGGAGCGCGCCGTGAGGACAGAGACGCACGATTTGTTGCTTTTGCGTGCCGATTACCCTCGCGGCGTGCTTCCGTGGCTCCCGCGTGCGCTTGTGCTAGGGGCAGATGTGGGCTTAAACTACGTGAAATGGGTGGTGCTTGCCTTGCGAATAACTAGCGAATATCCTAGCGAAGCGGCCGTGATAGATTTCGGTAACGAGCTTGCCCCCGCGGACTTATTGCGTGTGATGGGAGGTAGGGAATATCTTTGCGCCGAGGACGACAAACGCTATGGGATTACGATAGGAGGCGTGGACGAGAAATATCGCAAGCTTGAAGTGCAGCAGGTTTGTATGCAAAGCGCGCGTAGGCTTTGGCCCACGGCGGGGTTGCCTAGCGATTTGTCCATTAGAAGCCTAAATTTTAGCCACATCCCGCAAAGCCCACCGTGGTTTGGGATTATCACCTATAACGACCGCGATGCAAAGCACGATTTGTACACTGATCGCATAGGGTCGTGGGCCTCATGGATTAAAGCCGGACGTCCGGCCGAGCATCCACCGGTGGGAAGCCCGCTGCACTTGCCTCGCGACTTTAGCGATTTGCCGGCCTCGGCTTCGCGCGAGTTCATTTACGAACATACGAAAGAGAACTTAATCGAGATGCCGGGCTTGCCGAGCGCTCGCAGCTTTATGTGGAAGCGCTCGGGGCCAAACCATTACGCGGACGCCGTTAAAGTGGCGCTGGTTATTTGGAGATTCTTTACGGCTCCTCATGATGTGAGGCCCGTCGACTTGACACCCGCCTCGAAGTAGCTATGGCTCAAGAGGCAACTTTTTCGGAACAGCGTGCGGCTGCGGCGGGTTATCTGGCGTTCACGTATCCAGGAGACGCGGACTCAATCAGAGCCATCATGGACGCGGCGTGGGCGGACGCCAAAGCCGGGAAGACCGTGGTCAGCACAAGCTACGAAGGGGCAAGCACTTCGTCGATCCTCACGGGGCTCGATCCTACGGCGATTCTCGCCGCGTGTCAAGATGTTTTAAGCTCCATGGGGGTGGCGGGGGCTACCTCAACGGCCTCGCGCTCAATTTTCACCCGCTTTGGTTCTCAAGTGGCACAAACGTAGATGGACGAATCCCTCCCTATTCAAGTGCGTGCGCGCCAGAGAATGCGTCGAAACGCGCGCACCCCGAGCGCCATAGGCGTTGCGGGCGCGATACCCGCAAACATAGGCGCATCTCCTGGCGGCAATGGCGATTACGCCATGAGTTTAAAGGCATGGAGCGCATACGAGGGCGCTAATTGGAGCCAAAACCGGGGCTGGATCTATTTTCCCACGCTTTATTCTAAAAGTGACCTTGACCAATACACGTTAATCGAATTAAGGCGCAAAAGCCGGTGGCTCTACGTAAACGTGGGCCTCGCCACGCGCGTGATCGATGGTATCGCAAAGATGGTGGGCAGCCTCACGCCCGTGCCGCAGACGGACGACAAAGATTGGAACGACCTTGCGCTGCAAAGCTTCACGGACAACGCCGGGGCAGAGATTGTATTCGATCAGAGCGGCAAATTTAATTTTTGGAGCTGTCAGCCCATGCTCACAGCCCTACGGCTTCTGGACGGCGATGCCCTAGCGGTCTTAACCGCAACGCAAAGCGACATTGCCTCGGTCATGTTTTACGAGGCTCACCAAATCGCCAATGCCGATAACACATTCCTTGACCAAGATCAATGGACGACGGGCGTGATGGCAAACCCGCAAAATCGACCCCTACAATATCGGATTGTCACCGATGATGGCAAAAAGAGCGTGGACATAAGCGCCTCGGATGCCATCCTGCATTGCCTTTTTCGACGCCCTTGCCGTCAAAGAGGCGAGCCCGCGATGCGTCATGCGATAAACCACCTACTTGACCGCACCGAGATCCTAGGGTTTCTCAAGACGAGCATGAAAAACGCGGCCACAATCGGCTATCAGATTACCAGAACTCCGCAGTTCTCCGGCCCCGTAAACTTGCCGGCGCTTAATCAAGGCCCGATTGACTTTACCGTGCCCTCAAGCGGCGCCGTGATAAAGGTGGAGGATGCCTTTAGCGGCACAAAAACGCCGGTTATGAATCCTGGCGAGGAGATTAAAATGCTGCTGGATGAACGGCCGCACCCTAATCAGATCGAGGGCATGGACTATTTGGTGCGCGACATCGCGTGGGGCTTTGATATCTCGCCGGATTTGCTCTGGAACATCGCAAAGGTGGGAGGCGCCGACACGCGCTATTTGCTGGCGGACGCGCAAAAGACCGTCGAGAATATGCAAACGCTTCTCGCGGATCAATTTTGCTCCCGCTTTTGGATTTATTACATCGCGAAGGAATTAAAGGCGGGCCGTCTTAGGCAACCCACCGACCCTCAATGGTGGCGGCATTCGTGGCAACCCGAGCAAAAGTTAACGGTGGACATAGGCCGCGACGGTAAGCTTTACCTGGACATGCACAAGGCCGGTTTAATTAGCCTCCAGCGGTATTTTAGCTCGGCTTATGGCGCAAGTTGGCAGCCGGAGATGAAAGAATACCTAGACGAACGCAAATGGATCGTGGACGAGATCGAGGCGCGCGGCTTAACTTACGAGCAAGCGTTCCCGCCAGCGCCCGGCGTGCAGAACATCACGCAACGAGAGCAAGCCTCAGAGACCGCCACCGGAGCAGAGGTACCCGTGACACCTAAAAAAGGCGGCGGAGGAGGAGGCGCATGATTATCGCCACAGATTTTGATGGCGTGAATTTCTACGGAGGCGACACCTTTGATCTCAATCTTAATTGGAAGGACGCCAACGGCAACCTCTTTAACCTCACTGGGTGGCACGCGAGGCTGCGCTTTTACACCAGCAAAACCGCCGATCGCACCGCCCCACAAATTGAGATCACCGACACGACGAACGCCATAACGCTCGGCAAAATAACGCTAGGCACCGCAAGCCCCAACATAGCTTGCAACATGCCCGACGAGGTTACGGGCAACTACGACACCACGCCGCCGGGCTATTACATTTTAGAGGTGGAGGACACAAGCGGCGCATGGCAACGCCTAATGGAAGGCAAAATCGTTTACCGCAAGAAATCATGATTGAGGTAATAGAGAACCAGACGACGGCGGAATTGCTGGACACACCTACCACGGTCGATTTAGGTGCGGCAACAAATGTTGATATCATTACGGCTATGGTCACAGCCCTCGAGGTGCTCGAGACGCAAGCGCCTATCGATGTCATAGGTGTGCCCGCCTCCATCGACTTAAGCGCCGTGCAATCTACGGTGATCGAGGTGGCCTCTCCAGGGCCGCAAGGGCCCACGGGCCCCACCGGCGCGCCCGGCACTGGAGCGGCTATTTTCAACGAGACACCAACCGGTACCATCAACGGCGTAAACACCAATTTCTTAGCGGCTAACAATTTTAGAAGTGAGACGCTCGCCGTTTACCTAAACGGCATAAGGCAGCGTCCCACAGATGATTTTATTGTTGTAGGTACTAACGGTTTTCAGACTACTGTGGCTCCACTTCCGAACGATAAGTTCTCAATCGATTACTTCCTACTCTAAATGGCTACAACACAGATACGCGGCAACACACAGATAATGGCGGGCACCATTGTCGATGCCCAAATCAGCGCCACCGCAGCAATCGTCACAACTAAGCTTGCCGATTCAGCAAATTTCATCCTTCGCACCGGCGTAACGGCATTCACCGCGAATCAGTCAATGGGTGGCTTCGCGCTAACAAACTTGGCGACTCCAGTATCCGCGACAGATGCTGCGCGCAAAGATTATGTGGACAATGTTGCGCAAGGCCTAGCCGCCAAGCAATCAGTGCGCGTCTTAGCATCGGCAAACGTTACGCAATCGGGCACGCAAACGATAGACGGCGTTGCGTTATCTGCCGGCGACACTGTTCTTTGCATAGGTCAGACCACCGGCTCGCAAAACGGCTCATGGACGGTGGCCTCCGGTGCGTGGACGCGCACTCCAGATTTCGCGGACGTAAACGACGCAGTCCGGAGTCCTTATTGGTTTGTAGGGGAAGGCACCACTAACGCCGGCAGTGGATGGGTAATGACCACGTGGCCGTATACTATCGGGACAACGGCGCTCTCATTTACTCAATTCTCGGGCGCCGGGGAGATCATCGCTGGCAATGGATTATCAAAATCCGGCAACACGCTCTCAATCAATACGGCCGTCACGGTGGACGTAAACAGCATTCAAACGCTGACTAATAAGTCCATCGTAGCAACACAGTTAACCGGGACGCTACAAGCGGCTCAATTCCCAGCGCTAACCGGAGATGTCACGACCTCCGCTGGTTCGCTTGCCACGACTATCGCCAACAGTGCGGTTACGTTGGCTAAGATGGCAAACCTCGCCGCCAATAGCGTTATTGGTAATACCTCCGGCAGTGCCGCCGTGCCTGCGGCAGTCAGTCTAGTTAGCACGGCTACCGCAAGCACAGTCCCATTCCGTGACGCCAACGCCAATTTTCAGTTAAACAACCTCATCGAGAACATGACTACCACCGCTACGGCGGCTGGTACGACGACGCTCACGATCTCCAGTTCAAAGACTCAGCAATTCACGGGCTCTAGCACTCAAACTATGGTGCTGCCTAACGCGACGACGTTGCAAAATGGTCATCAATTCTACGCGATGAATCGTTCAAGCGGGGCCGTGACCGTCAACATGAACGGCGGCACTCTGCTGCAGACGATGGCGGCGAGCAGTTTTTGTTTATTCACGCTGATAAATAACGGCACGGCCGCGGGCACGTGGGATTCTGCCTACAGCTCTGGCGGCGGGTCTGGCACCGTCACTACTGTCTCGGTGGTCACCGCAAACGGCTTTGCTGGCACTGTTGCGAACGCTGGGACGACCCCGGCAATCACGATCTCAACGACAGTAACCGGCGTGCTAAAAGGCAATGGGACGTCGATCTCTGCTGCGGTTGCGGGTACCGATTTCATGGCGCCCTCAGATTTTGTCGTGCGCGAAACGCCCACCGGATCTGTTAATGGCGTGAACACCAGCTTCACCCTCGCGAACACTCCTATCGCGGGCACGGAGCAAGTCTTTTTGAACGGCTTACTACAGGAGCCCGGCGCAGGGAACGATTACACGATTAGTGGCGCAACGATCACCTATCTAACCGCACCGCTAACAAACGACCGGTTGAGGGTTAGCTACTACAAATAAAATGGTCGAAATGCACATTAGTTACGACGAAAGCACCGGCAATGTGAACGTAAACGGCCCGGTACACAACAAGGGGCTTTGCTACCTAATGCTCGAGTGTGCCCGCGATGCAGTGAAAGACCACGTTGACGCCATTCAGAGGAACGCGGAAGCAATTCTTCCACAGAACGGCTTGGTTTTTCGCGGACAGGGCAAGCGAGGAAGACGATGACATGGCTGCGACTAGCGTTAGAAGTGCTCAGATTACCGACGGGACAGTGCAACGCGCCGACTTGTCCGTTAGCGGCGCAGTCAATACAAACGTCATCGCAAAATTAATCCAGCCGGCTAACGGCAGCATTACGCTTACCAGCACTGGCGTAGATGCTGGCACGGGCGATGTTACACCTACATTGCCCAGCACAATACCATCCGGCGCGATTACGCAGCTTTACATCGGCAGCAAAGCACGCTTAACCGCTCTCTCTAATGGATTGCAATTAGAAGTGCAAGATAGCGGGGGCACTTGGCACACGGAAGTTCAATGGACAGAATAAGATTTCTTTTGTTGTTGATCCTTTTGACGACGGCGGCAGAAATCCGTGCGGCGCAAACAACAAACGTTCAAGACATATGGAATCAAACGCTCACCATTGCATCTAGCGCGAGCGCAACGCTTGACGATCTCAAGGTGCAAGCTGCTACGACCACAGTCACGGGCACAACCGCGATAACAACCAGCACCGGCTTTAACAAGATTTCAATTTATCAACCAACATTCACAGATGCCTCCGCCGTTACCATTACGAATGCTGCCACCGTTTACATTGCGGGCGCCCCACTAGCGGCTGGATCATTGACCATTACCAAGCCCTTCGCGTTATGGGTTGCGGCTGGTGCGACTCGACTTGATGGCGTAATTAACCTAGCCGGCTCTACCGGCACAAGTGGCCAAGTATTAACAAGTCAAGGCGCAAGCGTTCCAATTTGGGCAAATGTAGCTGGAGGATCGAACGGCAGCGTCCAATATAATAGTTCCGGAGCATCGGCTGGCAATTCCATACTCACTTACGATGGGTTTTACAATTTCTTGATGACCAGCACCAACAATGCCATCAGTTTCATGAAGGTGATCAATAGCAGCACCGGCGCCTCTGCCGACGCTGCGTTTATAGTGCAAGGAGCCGCTAACGTCGCCGAGTTTGGTTCTCGCGGCACAAATGAAACGGCAACGGGAGTGATGGCTGGCGGCGATGCTTATGTTTACAACCTTCACAATTCAGGTGTTGGCGATCTCGCGATTGCATCCGAAACGATAATTAAGTTTGGAGCCGGATCGGGAGATACCGAAGTCGCGCGCATCACTAGCACCGGCTTGCAACTCGGTAACGCCACACAAGACACGGGGCTAGCACGCAATGCGGCCGGCGTGGTTGAGGTCAACAATGGCACGGCGGCAACCTATAGAGATGTCAAGCTAAGAAACGTAAACTTTCAGGGCGCGCCTTTCTGCGCCGTCATTACAAGCACGACTGATCAGACAACCACCGGGCCTCAGACTCACATCACCTACACAATTCCGGCCAACTCGGTGGTCGTCGGAACAACCTACCACTATGTTATTTGGGGCAATTTCGATAATGGAACGACACAGATCACATACACGGTTCAATCGATGCTTGGTGGCAATCAGATTGGCAACCTAACTTTCAACAGCCTTGCGTCGGCGCAAACCAACAAAGAGTGGAGGGCTGAGGGCAATGTGATCTTTCGGACGACTGGCAGCAGTGGGACAGCTTTCGCTGAGCAACAGGTCAAAGTCAATGGCGCAACGACAACCGACACCGATTCCTACCACCTTTTCAATCTTACAAGCGCCTTGACGGTTAACACAACCACGACAGAAACGCTTCTCGTGCAACTCTGGATGAGCGCAACCACGGGCACCCCGCACATCCGATCACTCGGAGGTTATATCCAACAAGTAAACTAAAATGAAAAACATCAACGAACGATTGGTCTTCTGGATTTGCATCCCGATCATTTTCTGCGTGCTCAACATAATGATCTACGCCGGCAGCTATGGCTGGAACACAGATCCGTCTGACGACCCGCGCATTCAAGAAGCCTACGGTTCGATTCTTAACTTAGGACGCAACGCAACGCAACGAGAGGTCAGCGCCGCGGCAATGAACTGGGTTGCAAGCTCCACCACCGATTACGAGCGCAGGAAAAACTTGCAGCAATACAGTCCCACTCCTTTTGCCACGTCACCGACTCCTGTGCCGTCCCCTACACCTTCGCCTACGGCGACAATCACGCCCACCCCCACACCCACACCTTGATGCCCGCAAACCTTTGACACTCGCGCACAATTCAAGATGCAACGACATGAGCTAAACCTTTACGGACAGATTGGCGCGTCCTTTTTCGACGAGGGCAACGACGCAAAATCTGTGGTCGCACAAATCAAGGCCGCTGGGGCTTTACCTATCGACGTGCACATCCACTCTGCCGGGGGGAGCGTTTTTGATGGCTACACCATTTACAACGCGCTCGCGGGCCACGCACCCGGCGTGGATGTTTATATTGACGGGGTGGCGGCTTCCATTGCGGCTTACGTAGCAATGGCCGGCCAAAAGGTAACAATGGCCGACAACGCCATGCTTATGATACACAACCCCACAATCGATACCGGCGGTCGCATGGATGGCAAGACCATGAAGCGGCAAATGGAACTTCTAGATAAGGTAACGCAATCTTACGCAGATGCTTTTGTTAAACGCGGCGTCCTCACGGAGGATCAGGTCAAAAAGATGATGGCGGACGAGACGTGGTTCACGGCGCCGGAGGCGCTTCTTGCGGGGCTAGTCGACGATATCTCACCGGAACTTGCGCTTGCGGCCAGTTTTGACCTCTCGGAATTTAAGCACACGCCTCCAGAGATTTTGGCGCAAGCCGGCACAAAGCCATCAAAAAAGCCGGGCTCTCCGCAAAGTCCACCTAAAGGCTACCCGCAAAGCAAAGACCAATACGCCGACCCTGAGAATTACAAGTACCCAATCGACACAGAGGCGCACACAAGGGCCGCGTGGTCTTACATAAACAAAAGCGAAAACCGCAGCGGCTACAGCGCAAGCGAACTCACTTACATGGAAAACCGCATCAAGAGCGCAGCAAAAAAATTTGGGATCAAAATCGCGGAAGAAAAAAGCAAAGAAACAGAGGGTCGTTTTGACATTAGCGCAACCGGCATGGATAAACTAATTGCGCAGGACACCCCACCGGAAACTCCCGAGCCAGCGCCAGAGCCAGCGCCGCCACCGCCACCTCCGGAGGAGGAACAGCCCAGCACCTTGGACAAGCTGAGGGCAATGCTTAAGCCAAAAGCGGATTTGCAAGCGGAAATCTCGCGCTTGAAAAGCCAAATTGACGTGCGTAATGCTTCCATCGTGCAATTAAACGCCGAGATCGCTGCCTTAAGGGCCGAGGCGGCGGAATTGCCGGCAATCAAAAAGCTTGTGGCGGAATTAGAGGCGGAACGGAAAAGTGTGGATGCCGCTGCGGCCGACAAAGTTGCAGCGCTAGGTTTCCCATCAAAAGACCTACCGGCGGCCTCTCCGGATAAAGAGGAGAAGAAAAAAGAGGAAGTTCCCACGGCAAAGGCGCTTCTCGAGGAGCTTAACAAAATCACTGACCCGATGGAATTTACAAGAGCTTACAACAGATTGCGGCCAAAAATTCAGGCCGCGTGGCAAGCGTCAAAGGCATCTGGCACTTTGACACCTTAAGACTTACAACAACCGCTCCTTATGGCAACCTATACCAACCTCTCTGACATCAACTTTGCTCAACAAGCGCTGCAAGGTTTCGTGGCGACGCTTTTGCCACTCAATCAATTCAGTACCAATTTTGAGCCAACACCCATCCCGCCCGGCAATACGGTGATCGTGCCCTTGATCGGTTCGCTCACGGCCACCACCTTTGGAGGCAACTACGCAATTTGCGGTGGCACCATGACCGGCATCACTGTGGTAATCAACCGCCATAAGCACATCCCCATCGGGCAAAGCGATTTAACGCGCGCCTCAAGCTCTTGGGCGCAACTCGACAGATTCGCATTCCAGCAGGGAGCCGGTCTTGCGCTTGCGGTCTTGCAGGATGTTTTGTCTCTTGTCACAAGCGCAAACTTTGTCCTCGCGACTAGCGTGGCCAATCAATCCTTCGGCATAGCGCAAATCCTAAAGGCCCGCTTGGATTTGAACAACAACAAAGCGCCTTTCCCTAACCGCTCCTTGGTGCTTGATGTGGCGCCCTACAACTCGCTACTCACGCTTACCAATTTTATTCAGGTGCAAGCTTTCGGCTCGCGCACACCCATCGTCGAGGCGCAAATCCCTCGCGCGCTTGGTTTTGATATTTTTGAGACTAACGGTTTGCCCGGCTCAAACAGCATCATGGGATTTGCCGCGGTGCCGAGCGCGATTGCGATTGCCATCCGCTACCTGCAGCCCGGTAGCGATCAGTACTACATCGATGCGCGCCCAGTTGCCGATCCCAATACGGGCGCAACCTTTGGCTACAGACGGCACTACGATCCCAATACCGGCAACGAATACATCAACCTTGAATGCAATTACGGTTACGCCGCTGGGATCACGCAAGGCCTCGAATTCTTTCAACGCACCGATTAGAAATTTCATTCGCCATCGATAAAGGGTTCAGACAGATAAAACGGTCGTGCTTGCGCCAGCGCGACCGTTTTTAGTTATGGCAGGTACGATTTCGCTTTGCCTAATAGCGGGCAACGTCGAGGAATACATTGATCGATGCCTCACGTCCTTTAGCGCGATTGCCGATGAGATTTGCGTGGTGCGCGCAATAGGGACGCAAAAGCCAGATGAGACCCTCGAGATTGCATCGGCTAAGTTCGGTGCCATCACCGCAGAATACAAAAACGGCGGGTTAGTGCATCCCAAAGATGGCCCATCAGAGGAGTGGCCGCACATAGATAATTTCGCGGCCGCGCGACAACAAAGCTTTGACCTCGCAAGCGGCGATTACATTTTCTGGTGCGACACAGACGATGTCCTTCTGTGCGGTGCCGAGTTTGTTAGGATGCACGCCGCAAACAACGGCTATCCCGCTTTTATGTTTCGCTACGACGTCTTTGGCCGCGGGGTCGATATCTCCCGCGAGCGAATGATTTTGCGCGGCTCCGGGCGATGGAAACATCCCGTGCACGAATGCTTCGATTTTAACTTGCCCCCCAAAGGCGTGGAGGATCAACGCGTCGTTGTGCGCCACTTGCCCTCCACGCACAAAACGGGATCGCTTGACCGCAATGTGCGCATCATGGAGTCAATCCCGGAGGCGCAACTTGTCCCTGGATTGATTTACCACATGCATGGCGAACTCATGGGCTATCCCGAACGACAAGAGGAGGCGGTTGCGTGGGGCAAGCGCGCTTTCGAGCATCCGGAGATGGGAAAAGCGGAGCGCTATGAGATTTGCCTTAACCTAGGACGCATAAGCAAAAAACCACAGGTGGCCGCAGCGTTTTACCACCAAGCCTACGCCGTTGACCCTTGCCGCCGGGAGGCGCTTGGACTTTTGTGCTCAAGCGCCCTTGATTTTGGCCGCAACGAGGAGGCCTACGCTTACGCGCGCCAGATGCTGGCCACCACGCCTCCGCAAGAGAAAAGTTGGAACGATAGACCCGCGGCCTACGCGTGGCTCGGTATCGACATTTTCACGCAAGCCCTTCGCATGAATAACATGGCGGAAGAGGCGGAACGTTGCCGCTTGCGCGTGCTACACGATTCCGGCGGCCCCATCATCTCGCTGATCCACGCCACGCGTGGCCGACCGCGACAAGCCTGCATCGCGCGCAAGGCGTGGTTTGACCTCGCGGAGCGTCCGGATCGTATCGAACACATTTTTGTCATGGACGCGGAGGATGAGGCAAGCTACCCGCTGCGTCGCATGTACAACGGCGTGGTGACGCACAAAGATGCGGGCCCCGTTGCGGCATGGAACCTGGGCGCCGCAATGACTTGCGGGCAGATCATGGTGCAATTATCCGATGATTGGACACCGGTGCCGCGGTGGGATGCCTTAATCGAGGAGCGCCTCGGCGACCTTTCCCACCCTAAAGTGCTCGCAATCTCGGACGGCGCGCGCAAGGATGACCTCCTTTGCATGGCAATCTGCACGCGCGCCTATTACGCTTTGGACTGGTTCTTTTTTCATCCCCGCTTTTTCTCCATGTTTTCTGATAATTGGTTTACCCGAGAGGCTTACCGCAGAGGCGTGGTGGTGCAAGCCCGCGATTTAGTCTTTACGCACCGGCACCCATTTTTTACCGAAACAACAGAATTTGACGCAGTATACCAGCGCTCCAATGCAAAAGAGCACTTCGAACAAGGCCAAAAGGTGATGGACTTTCTCGCAAGCGGCCGAGATTGGTCTTCGGTGCACGGATGGTTTAATTATTGGCCGTTCTATCAAGCCGTGGCGGCAAATCTAAAGGACGGCGACACCGTGGCGGAGGTAGGAACGTGGCTAGGACGCTCTCTAATCTTTTTGGCGCAAGAATGCCAACGCCTAGGCAAAAGCGTTAAGCTTTACGCCGTGGACAGTTACCGCGGCGAAGAGAATCAAAAAGAACAGTTAGATGTGGTGGGGCAACACGGTGGCAGCATTTTGCGCGCTTTTGAGCGCAACATTGGGCGGTGCGGGGTGGCGGACATGATTGCAATACTCGTGGGAGATAGCGCCGAAATGGCCGATCTAATTGACAACGAGGCGCTCGCTTTTTGCTTCATCGATGCCGCGCACGATAAAGATAGCGTGCGCAAGGACATCAAAGCGTGGTTGCCTAAATTAAAAAAGGGCGGTATGCTTGCAGGTCATGACGCGCAACATGCTCCGGTGATGGAGGCCGTGACGGAGCGCTTCCCTAATGCTCAAGTAGTGGGGCCCGTATGGATAGCAGCTTGACACCACCGCCAATCCTCTCAATCTTAACCCCAGCCGTTCCATCGCGTATCTTTGCGATTAACGTTTTGCAAAAAGCGCTGGCAGATCAAATAGGGACGCGGCCAGTCGAGCACTTGGTCTTGGTGGACAACAAGCGTCGCACGGTGGGCGAGAAGCGCGATGCGCTATTGCGCGCCGCGCGCGGCACTTACGTTGCCTTTGTGGATGATGACGACATGGTGGCGCCCAATTACGTAGCCGAATTGCTCAAGGCCTCAACACAACAACCGGACGTGATTACCTTTTGCCAGCAAGCCAGGGTTAATGGCGAGCCCGCCACGGTTGAGTTTAAACTTGGCAACGGCAACGAGCCTTTTAAGCCAGACGTGGTAGTGAAACGCAATGCGTGGCACGTGTGCGCGTGGGTGCGCACTCTCGCAATTCAAAGCCATTTTCCTGCCGTTAATTATGGCGAGGATTGGGCGTTCGCGGAGCCGCTTTGCAAGCTTGCCAAAAAAGAGGTGCACATCCCACAGGTGCTTCACTACTATCGCCACTCCACGGAACACTCGGAGGCGCCGCCACCGGAGCGCATTTTATGACCATGTATTTTCGCACCGAAGAGATGGCGCACAGTTTCCTCGCGCTTTGCTCCGAGCGCGCTATACGCGCGCACGTGACGCGCACGGGTCGCAAGTTGATTGTGGAAGCGGATGTGCCTCGCGGGGCGGCCCGCAGCAAATTTATTTCGGCATGGAGCGCCCGGAGCATGGAAGTGCCCGGGCGCCCTAGGCCAGATGATCCACAACTATCGTTGCGCTTTGCGCCACGCGCGTAGCTTCCGGATGGCGTAGCTCTCCGTGTCGATCTCGGAATACCGACCACGCGCGCCCCACGCGTAGCCCGATTTGTTGCGCGCTTTGCCTTGCCACAAGTGACGCAACTCGTGCGCAGCGAGGTAAACTAGACACTCAATTCGGTCGGCAATGTAGTATCGCTTGCCCTTTAGTTGCCCATACTGATAGGTTTGGTGCTTGCGCGGGTACATCCATCGTTGGTAACGTACCACGCCATCGCGCTTTGCCGTAAAGATGACGACTTGAGGAGCGACGCGGAGCAAGACGCGGTTGGGTCGCCCAGGCTCGGCGTGCCCTCCGCAGTGCCAGTGTGATCGATTTTGCACCGCGACCCTCACATTGGTTAAGCCCGGAGGCATCACAAAGCGTAGCACCTCGCGCACGACGTCGTTCGGTATGTCGGTCGTATTAGTTAGGCGCATCTTTATTCCACCTCCTTCCAGATCTCTTTGTCCAGCCTTGCAATCTCTGCCGCCTTAGCCGCATCGCGCGCTCTGAAGTATTCCGCCGTCTTGCGTGCCTCCTCTTTGCGCTTTTCCGCCACGCGTGCAAAGGCCGCTTGCGCTGAGGGCGTCATCCACCATTTGCTCAGTTGCGTCCGCTCGCCAGCTTTAGTTGTGTGGTCTTTTGCCATGCACCAATATAGCATACCGGAAAATGCTTTTTGCATATTTAAGCATGATTAGGGCGCATCCGTGGAATTCCTCCTAGCAAAAAAAAGTTAAAAAAAGTTGTTGCTCCGCTTTTTGCCTTTTTGCCCTTGGGCTTGACAACGCGGCCATTTCCGATGTCCCTGCAATCGCAAGTCACGACTTTGCTCGAGATGGGTATGAGCGACCGAATCGCAATGTTCGGCAAGACCGGACGCATGAAAGATCAGGACGCTAATCCCACGCGCACTTTTAATTGTTACTACACGCCCGTGCGTTCCAGCGAGCAGTTAACGGAGGCCTTGTTTAAGGAGATTCACGACTCCATCGTCCGCGTCCCTAAGACCGAGCAGTGGGCGGACGCCACGGTGGGCAAAGAGCTTACGCTAATTGCCGGCCACAACGATGGCACCGATCTAAAGCTCCGCATCTCCGAGCTTGGGCATTCCACCATTAACCCCGAGTTCGTGCTGGGCTGCAAAAACCTCTTCTAGGGCTATGGCTTTCGAGGGCGGTATGCAATTAACAATCAGCGTGAACGATGCGCAACTCGTGCAAAAGACGGCGGAGATGGCGCGTGCCACGGGTCGCACGATTGCGGAACAATCACGCGCAACCATGAAGGGCATCCTCAAATACATTATCACCTACACCCCGCCCGCAAGCGCAAAGGCGCAAGGCAAAGCGGCGCAAGGCGCCGGGCAAGTGGCCATTGTGCGCGATATGAAAAAGCTTTTTTACGCCGTGGATTTTAAGGGCGAACGCACAGAGAAATATCCGGATCCGCACGCCCTGCATCGTCAAGCTTTTGCCGGCGGTGGCAAAATGGTGGCGCCCACAAGGCGTTACCACGTTGATCGCGCAAAACTCACGGCACTCAAAACAACATTGCAGCGCAACGTCGGACTTCTAGCCTCCGGATGGGCGCCCGCCGCTCAAACGCTTGATATTCCAATCCCTGCCTGGGTTGCTAGGTGGTCTGGATCTGGACGCGGCACGGATCTCATAACTAGGCAACAAGCTACGAAGCTCACCCTAGAAGTTACAAACCACATTCCAACAGAGGCGGGCGTAATAGCAGCGCAACTCCGTCGATTAGTTGACTTCGCAAAACGAGCGCAACTGAATTCCATGATCCGGCAGTTGCCTTACATCTTAAATCGTGCACTTAGAGAGCACTGAAAAATGGCGTCGCCATCTATTCAACTCGATCTAGAGAACGCACTTAAAAGCTACCTAACAGGGATTTCGCTTTTCGTGCCGGCGGTGCCCGTATTTGCCTCTCATGGGACAGAGAGCGCGGCGGACGGCACCTACGTCTCAATCAAAGCGGAGCCACCAGATTGGTATGCCCTAGGCGGCTACAACGCGCAAATCAATGTGGTTTTCGAGTTTGGCACCAAAGTTAGCGACCCCGACGTGCGCAACGCCGCCGACATAGCGCACTCCGTTCGCACGGGCAACTTAATTGAGTGGCTCTCGATGCAAAATTTTGCGCAAGCCAAGGGGCAACTTAACGCCCCGGCGTTTCCAATACCCGACACGCGACCGTGGAAAGGCCTCGGCTTCAGCGCGTGGGAGGAAATGGCCCCTCCGGCAGAGGAACGGTCAGAAACGCAAATCATAACGCGGCTCGCATACGAGTTCATTGTTCAATTAGAGTCTTGAGATTTGACAACCGCAGATCCAGCAGCAACTTTTAACCTCTAAAACCTTATGGCACAGCACCAGCAAGTAGGCTCTTTTATTTACACGCGGAGCGCTCCCACGTTCGCGGGCTACATAGTGGTTGGCGGCACGTGGCAAGAGGACGATGCCCTGCAAACCGACGATGTCTTAAACCAAGACGAGCAAACGTTCAATACCACGGGCTGGGATCCCGGTCTTAACGCGCGCTGCGATTTACTTGCGCAAACTACGACTGCTGGCACGGCCTCGTTGCTCGTCCTCGATATTATCACGGAGGTCACGCCATCTACGCGGGCATGGCTGGTTAAAAAGGTTAGCAAAAAGTACGCAAAACGGAAAGTGGTCTTCACGGTAGAATTGCAAAACCGCGCCGCGCAAGACCTCACACAATTCTTTTAAAATGTGGATGTGCGCGACGGCTTCGAGTTCAGGACTGCGGATGACGTGGACGACAGTTTTGCGGAGGCCGTCGTTCACTCCCACCGGCACCGCGTCTTAGGTTTTCGGCTTAAGCCATTCTCGCTTTGGCACGCTGCTAATCTCGACTTCTTTGAGAGCCCTTTCCTGGGGCACAAACAGCCGGCTGACATTGCCGCCCTTTACGTTGCCGCGCGTATTTGCCAGCTAAAGTACCCTCACGTATTCCGCCGCGGATACCTTGAACGTGCGGTCGAATGGTGGGCAATCTTGCGTTTTAAGGCACTAAAAAGACAGAAAGATCGAGTAAGCTTCCCTTTGCTGCGCGAGATTGCAAAATTCAGTGCTTACCTACAGGATTACGCATCTCGACCAGAATACATGAGCGGCGAGGACGCCGTGCCCGTTAAATGCCCATGGTACCTTTACGAGGCGGCGACGCTCAAAACCTACAATCCCCGAATGACATGGTCGCAATGTTGGGATTTTCCCGTGGGCGAGGCTGGCTGGTGCAACGCCGCGATGCACGAGGCGCGTGGCATTAAGATTGAACTAGTGACACCTGAATATCGGAAAGCATTCAAAGAGGCTGGTTTAGAATAAACTTTTTATGGCCGAAGATGTTGTCGTAACTGTTGGCACCGACACGAGCGCGGTCACAAAAGGTCTCGCCGACCTCCGCAACCAAGTGAGCCGCACCATGGGCCAGATGCGCTCCGAGATGGCACAAGCCGTCAGCGTAGGAGGCATAACAGCGGCGTTTACCAGCATCCTCCAGCAAGTCAGAGATATCCACCGCGAATCTGTTCGCTTTGGCCTTGACGCGCAACAATTCCAAATTTTATCGAACGCGGCAAAAGAGTTTGGACTATCCGGCGAGGTGGTTGCCCGCGGCATGAATAGGCTCACGATCTCGGTGCAAGAGGCAATCACCAAGGCGGGCCCCATGCGGTCGGCGCTGCACGAGCTAAACATAGACGAAAAAAGCCTCATTGGGCTAAATCCGCAAGAGGTATTTTACAAGCTGAGCGACGCGTTAAAGGTTGCGGGATTAAACGGCGACACCTTTACGGCAATCGCGAAGTTAATGAGCGCTCGCTTTGGCACAGAACTCATCCCCATGATGCTGCAAGGCAGCGCGGCAATCGATGAGGCTGGGCAATCGATGTCGAGATTCAGTGACATCACGATTGACCGCATCGAACAAGCCCGCAGGACGCTCGAATCGCTTCGGGCAACCTTAACGACGCAATTAGCCGAATGGATGGGGGCGATCATCGCGCGGTGGCAAGCCATGTGGATGGCCATCGGTGCGGGCATTGATGTCGTCGTTATCAAAAGCATAGGAGGCTTTAAGGCCCTGGTGGAGGCCGCAAAGTTGCACTTACCTCAAGCCGAGAAAATCTGGGCGGACGCACAAAGGCAAGCGCAGGAAGCCACCGATGCAATCCAAAAAGATGTTGATGCGCTCTTGAATCCCCCGGCAGCCACGAAGCCGTCCGGCTTTAAAAATGTGGCGGCTGACGTAGAGGCGTTAAATCAGAAGCTAGGCGGCACCGCAACCGCTGCGGGTAGCGCCGGGGAGTCGATGGATGCGATGGAGCGCAAAACGCGCACTAACTTGATGTCGATCATGTCAGATCAGGAAAAGCTCAATACGCTTCTGAAAGAGCAAGCGGCTATTCAGGCGCAAATCACTGCCCTACCTAAGGATGATAGACTAAGCACGGTGGATAAACTTAATGCGCTCACCGAGCAGTTAAAGGAGAAGAACAGCGAGATTGCCGTAATTCAGCACAGGATATCCGATGAGGCGCACTCGCAGTATATCACCGATTTGCAAGATGCGGATGCAATTAACAAAAAGGTGGTAGCCTCGAAAGAGCAAGTAGACTTGACCTTGCTCCAGCAAGCCGGAGCGACGGACGCCGCGGAACAAAAGCGTCTTGAATTAGGCTACGACAAACAAATCACCGACGCGATCCAAAAAGCAAACGAGGCTTACGCAAAAGGGGACGCTTACATAGGCGACATGAACACGAAGCTGGCGCAACAATTGGCAACAGAAAAGGCGGTTGCCGTTGCAGCGTTGCAGGCTGCGCAAGTCAGGGAGGCCGCCTTAAGCGCCATTAACGCGAGCATTGAGCTACAAAAAATGCAGGGCTTAATAGGTTCGGAAACCGCGGCGGCTGAACAACAGTACGTTGATCTCCAGATCAAATCGCAAACCCTGGGTGCTCAAATTAACGGAGCATTAGCCGTAGGGAACACCGCCCTGGCGGAACAACTTAGCATCTACAAACAAATTACCGACCAGCAAGCCATCCAAGCACGAAATGCGGCAGCCGCAAAACAACTATACGAGACCGGCTTCACGGGCTCGATCCCATATAGCGCTCTAGGCTACTTCGCTCAACACGGTCTCAGCATGGGACCCACTGCTCCCACGTTCACGGCGGCTTTTGCTGCCGCCCGTGGCATTCAACCCGGCACTCCGGAATACAACCGCCTCCTACTTCAACAAACTGCGCAAGAGCAGTTGCGAAATTTGACCGGCCAAAACTTGAGCTTTTTCGATCAACTTAACCGCGACAAAATGGTGCAAGCTTTCTCGGCTACACAAGCGCAACAAGCGCAAAAGGCAGCAGACATAGCCCACCAGCAACAAGTTGCGTTTTGGGGCGCCATCGCACAAGGGCAGATGCCAGCGCCCGGCAACTTGGCTCAACTAATGTTTGGCATCCCCAATTTCGCCACGGGAAAACTCACGATGCCAGATGCCGGACAAGCGCAACAAATCATACAACTTAACAACATAATCACTCTCATGCAGGAGGGCCTAATGGTTCTAGGCGGCATTAATGGAAGATTGACGCCCATACCGGGGCTAATCTAGCGTCATGGCTCAACACACTAACGTAGGTGCGCACCCTTACACTACGGGCTTGGTTCTTCTCGCAAAGCCCGAGGTTGACACAACCGAGTTCGGGATGAAACAGGGAACATTTCGGTTTCTGCTCGACAACTCATTGTGGCCAATTCTCGAGCCGCTTCGCGGCATCCCTTGCGGATCTACCGGTTTTGTGGGGGCCGACGCAAATACGATCGGTTTTCTGAATAGCGTCTCATTCATGGGTGCACAAACGCTAAGATGGAACCGAGGCGGACAATGCCCCGGCGTAGGCATCTTGGAGGTCATGTGTCAAGGGGCCGTTTTCGCCGGCTCGAGCACTGGACAGCCCGTTGCATCAGTGCCCATCCAATACCGCGGCGCGCGCTACACATCGGCTCCGGCAGTCGTGTTCACCGCAAATCCCAGCAGCGATCAAATTACTGCCGCCGTGGCGTCCTCGACAATTGGCGCCGACACCGCCACTAAAGTAAGCGGCGGCAGTGGTTACGCCGTAAACGACATCCTAATAGTATCGGGCGGCACTTTTACCATGCCCGTCAAGCTTAAGGTTGACTCAGTTGCCGCAGGAGTTATCGGTAACTTTCACATTCATGATTACGGCCAATACACCGTGGCACCTAGTAACAATGTCTCCGTGACGGGCGGCGCAGGCACCGGCGCAACGTTCACGATCTATTTCAGCGTCAATAGCGTCACTGTAACCAACGGTGGCTTATACAAGAGCCGCCCCACCGCGACTCCATCTGGCGGCAGCCCTCAAAACGCTGCGGTTTTCGGCACGCTAATCATGGGTAATCCGCAGTCACTCAACGATGGAACGCTTACGGTGCCTTTTCATCAAATCGGCACGGTGAAAGATACTGTGACTTTCACTCTTAGCGACACTGACAATACCGGAACAACCACGCTCCATTGCAGGTGCATAACTTATATTGGCGGTCCATTGCCCTACACGCACGTGGTGTCCGGCGGCCAGGACTATTTACAATCATCGACCAATTCGGCGTTGCCACCCCTTGATGGGAGCGTAGTCCCGAACGTAGGTGATCGAATATTGGTTGTAAGCTCGGGAACGCCCGACGGCGGAGTTTACTCAGTTACCAATTTAGGCGTGCAAGGCGTAACGCCGTGGCGCATGGATAGAGTGCCCGAAATGGATCAGAGCACCGAAGTGAACACAAACGTTTTTGTAGACGTCTCGGAGGGCGACACCGGCGCCGGCTTGTGGCAATGCACCGTGACGGGCTCTTTTACCATAGACGTTGATCCCATCACATTCGTAAAGGTCAACGGCCCATTTAACCACACGCCAACGTTCAAGATAACAATCGATTACCACGCCATTGAATTGCACTATGAGTACATGGCGAAAACTTTCGCACCTAAACCCCGTTGGCTGAGGCACGAGTATCAGCGCAACAGCGATGGTCTCATCATTATCCATCCCGCCGTGGGCGAAGCAATGGTGCTGGATATTGATTCCGTGGTCGCTATCGTGCAAATCGTAACGCGCGACGCCTCTAACAACATCACGTCGGTCTCGGATGGCTCGCAAGTTACGATCACTGAAGACACTTGGCGCCCACGGGTAAAATACATAGGCACCACGGCGCAATTTGAGCAAATTCCGGCGGGTCAATATTGGCACGTGCGAGAACAAGCCACGATTAAAATCGTGCCAGACACAGCCCTATGAACGAGAAATTGAAGCGCGCTATTGAAAAATTACATGAGCTATGGAAGAAGGGCCTCTTCGCAGATAGCCCTGATTTTGTAATCATGAAACTGCCCGACGGCCGCTACGAAATTCGATTGCGACGGTAGGTAGGCAAATGTTCAGACGGAAAACCGGCATCATTGCCTCACTGGCCGAAGATCATCTTGCGCGCCGCGTAGCCGCCATTCTAGATCTTCACCAAAAGGGGATAGTCGTCGATTCTGACCACGTTGTAGCGCAAGCTTTACCGGATGGCCGTATCGCGTTGCGGCTTAAGCACCCGCGCAAGAAGCGACGCTTGGCGGCGGCGGGGCCGATCTACACGCGAGCATTAACGATTAACCACCTAAAGGTGCCCAGCGACCAAACGGACTTCCCAGTGTGGGTAACCTTTACAGACCCCACGCTAAAAACCCTCGCAAATGGCGGCCACGTCCACAATGCGAGCGGCTACGACATCGGCTTTTATTTAGATTCCGGGGGCGCCACAAAACTGAAATGGGAGATCGAGCGTTACAACGGCACACTCGGCGAAGTGGACGCCTGGGCGAAAATCGGAACAGTTAGCAGCCTCAATGACGTGGTATTTTATATGCGCTATGGCGACGCATCTATCTCCACCGATCAATCTGATCCCGTCAACACTTGGTCGAACGGTTTTGCGGCCGTATATCATTTTAAGGACGGCATTATTTTGAGCACTGCGGACAGCCTCGGCGCGTTCAACATGACCTCAACTAATTCGCCCGCCGCTACGGCTGGACAGCTTGACGGCGCGATCGGCCTAACGTCGTCGAGCAGCCAGCACGTTGAAACACCAAGCAACGGGCCAGCGCCAGCCGCGCTCACGTTGTCCGCGTGGCTTAAAGGCACGACTTTTCCGAATGATTACAATGGGGTGATCACCAAAGGCGTCGCAAGTACTGATTATTGGGGATTTTTTGTGAAAAGTAGCGGTAAATTGTATTGCAGGGTAACCGGAACGGGCGTGAGCAGCTACGACGGCACGGGATCCCACACGCTATCTACCGGCACGTGGTATTTTGTTGCAGTGACTTACAACAGCACTTTGGGACTCGTGGGCTATGTGAACGCTGTCTCAGATAACACAGCCGCGGCTAGCGGCGCTGCAACGAACGCCGGCGCTGCAAGCGGCGTTGGATTCCAAAGATCAACGGGCACGCGATTTTTCAATGGCGTCATCGACGAGGCACGCATTTGCAGCGTGGCCCGCGCCCAAGATTGGATCACAACTGAATACAACAACCAGTCCTCGCCGTCGACATTCATCACGGTCGGACCAGAACAATAAAAGGCACGCGACTATGCAAAAGAAACTAATCAAACCATCCGCCGCGACGGGGATTAAGGCTGCGCCATACCAACGTGTTTTAGCCGTAAAAGTTGAGACCATTGCGGACATAATCGAGCGAGGTCTAATTGTCGATTCAGACGATGTGGTCGTTCAAAAACTTCCCGACGGTCGTGTCTCTTTGCGCTTGCGCAATCCATAAGGGCTTTTTGACACCGTAGCTCTCCACGATATGGCAGCAAACGCAACTAGAAGCGTTACCACTCAATACACCGGCGACGTTGTAGGCACAGAGGTGTTTACTTCAACCACCAACGTGACCTCCCCAGCGTGCATCACGCTCCACAACTTGGCGTCTGGCTCGAATACGATTACGCCGCCGCCGTTTGGCTCGGCTGGCGGGATTAGTCTTGCGGGCGTAACTATAATCCCACCGGTCGGCAACACGGCGGGCATCACGTTAAAAGGCGTAGCTGGCGACACCGGTTTCGCGCTGCATAAAACCGATCCGACGTCTTTGGGATTGGACTCTGGCCTTACCGCATTCGTGTTGGGCGCCACGGCTGCAATCACTGGCGTTCGATGCTTTTGGACGTAATCCCGTGGCCGGGGAGGCGAATAACAGCGCACCTAAAGCCAACGGCATTGGCGGTATCCTAACCTCGCTGGTCAATAAAGGCGACAAAAGCGTGCAACTTGTTGTTGCGGTCATCCTTATCGTAAACACCTACATGACAAATAACAACGGCAAGGGCATTAGAGATGCAGACCGGCGCCTCGATCAGCTTAGACTATCAATGGCAAGGCAAGTGAAAAGCGTCTATGATAACCAGAATTTCTTGTTCGATTTCGTGGACGAAGTTCGAGGTAGCCAAGATCGAATTCAGACCAAGCTTGGCGTTGCGCATCCAGCGTTCACGCCTTACCCGAGACAGATAATTCCAGAGTTCCAAGATTACATCCATCCATACTATGACACCCAAAGGTAAAGCGCACATCAAAGCGCACAAGCTCGAGCCGCTGCTCACCATCGGCTCAGTCATCATTTACACCTCGCCCGGCGGCGATTACGTCTGTTTTGTTAGCGACCTTGACGTCTGCACCGACGGCACGGGAGATGATCATGGCGACCCTTATTATCAAAGCCAGACCGCCTATTACAACAACGGCAAATTTTTAAACGCCGACAAGGACAAATACATCGTGGTCCCTCCGCAAATCCGCTCAATGGTGCCGCCCGTAGTAATGGGATGCCAAGGCAAGTTAACGAGGTTGGACAGCATGGCGCACAGCGCCGCGGTGGTGGGAGAGATTGGCCCCAGCGACAAGACTGGCGAGGCAGCAATTTGCTTGGCAAAGTTGATGGATCCAAAGGTAACGGCCAATAGCGGCGACTCTAGGTTGATTTACTTTTACGAGCTATGGCCCGGCAAAGCCGCAGTGGTGGATGGCAAAAAATACAAGCTTGAACCCGCGTGAATAACAATTATGGATGGTTCTGGTGGCTCTTGCTCGCCGCGGCGGTTGCGGTCACTGTAATCGTGTGGTTTTTGCGACTTTGACATCTATGAGCCCAACAGATTTTGCTCACGCATCGGAGAGCGTTAAGGCTCTCAATCCTGACTTTTTTGGCGCGCCGCTCGAAGCCGAATCTCGCGGCAACGCTCTACTTGCGCAGGGCGTCGGCGCGCCTCTCCCTTCTCGCGACCGAATGAATAAGACCGAACGCGAATTCGGCGCAATCCTTGAGGCCATGAAGCGCGGCGGCGAGATCGTGCGCTACGAATACGAGGGCTTAAGCTTGCGGTGGTCGGGGATGCGCTACACGCCGGACTTTGTTGTGATCTTAGGCGAGGTGCAGCGGATGGCTTGCGGCATTAGACTAATCGAAGTCAAGGGCCCTCACATTTGGGACAGAGACATCGTGCGCTTCAAGGGTGCGCGAGCTTATTGGCCAGAGTTCGCCTTCGAGATGTGGCAAAAAGCGCGAGGCGAGTGGCGCCGTCTATTTTGATCGATTTTTTAGATCGTCAATCGCCGTTTGAATCTCGTCCGGGATTTCGGCGTCTTGATTTCCCACCGTTGCGAATTGCCTCCGCAACGAGTCGGCCTCCACGATAGGAGCGGGCGTTCCAATCAGTTTGCTGAGTTCCTCGGTCGCCTCTTTGTAGGTGAGGTTTTTTTTCTTTTCCGCTGAATGTTCTGAATGTTCTTTTGGGTGTGCCATAACTTTTTGCTTAATGTCAAAGGAATTGGCATGAAAAAGCTTTAAGCATATTGGGTGCCACTCTGCCCAATGCGCTTAAAAAATAGTCAAAAATAACTCTTGCGCTTTATTATGCTAGGTCTATAGTGGTGTCATGATGAACAAAGCTAAGAACAACAAAGACGCTGCTCGCGATGCAGAGCAAAACCCATACAAAAAATACGCGGACCTCATCGAGGACTGCGAATTCGGTAGCGAAAAGGGCGCAGAGAATTTGCTCGCCATTCTAAAGCAACGCGACGACGCGCAAAGCCTAATAAGCGCCCTTATCGCCGAAAAAGCCGAGCTAATGGCGACGTGCATTTATGCATCCACGAAGTTGATCCAAGGCGACGAGCACCAGGCTCGCCTCGCGCTGGTCGACGTAATTGCAAAGATGCAACCGCAAGTGCGCACTAAGCTTTTAAAGGGCGAATATGCCGGCGAGCCGCACCGCGAGTGGGTGCTTGTTGATGGCAACAACCACGTTTTTGCGCGCAGGACGATGACCGATTCGGAGGCCGACGCCGCTAACAAATCCCGCAACGACTCGACCAGGATTATGGGCGCCGCTTGGGTACTTGCGGAGGATTAATTTCAATGACCTACGAGATCGAAAACATTTTGCGCGAACTAATTAAATCGCACGGCCTCGAAACCGTGCGCCAGCACCTGGACGCCCTTCTTGGACAAGCTTTGTGGGCGGACTGGCAGCGCCTAAATTCGTGGGTGACGAACACCGCTAATGCAATCGCAAGGAAAAGTGCCTAACGGTCGAGGCTTGGCGGCTCGCGTGGCCCGAGCCTCGGACGATATGCAAAACCAAAAAACAACCGAAAACGCCATCGCGGCGGCAGAAGCCCGCGCAAGGGAAGTCAACGCAATGGGGCCCACCGTAGACATCGGTGAAAACTGGTATCAAGCGGCTGCGCGCTACATGAACGAGCGCGACGAGGCTATAAAGCACCTCGAGACAGCAATCCGCGTATGCGAGGAGGACGGTCACGAATGGGGCTGGATGATATTTGCGCGACAGTTCTTGAAAGGAGCGACGCGATGACCGCCGCACAAAATCGCGTCACGGAATTGCAACGCCGGATGGTGCAATGGCGCAACGATTACCTCGCAATGCTCGCGCAGCGCGACTTGATCGTGCGCCAAATCGCGCAAGCGGAACAAGCCGCCCGCGGCAACATCGTGCAGTTCAAAACGGAGGTGGCGCAATGAACTGGGGCCACGAAGTTACGCTAGGCCAACTCATGGTGGAATACCCATGCTTACGCGTCTACCGCGAACTCATAAATGTCGCCACTACCAAATGTTTAGGCACCGAGGAATTAGCTCCGGGCTACGCCGAGGCCAATAAAGAGCGCGTCGTGGGTGCGTGGGGAGCGCGCGAGCTTTTGCTTACATCGCCACTTGAATTGCAGCGCGGTCATCGCATGGTTGTGGTCAAGGCAAGCGAGCGAAAACCCATAAAGTGCAAAGAACACATCTATGCGCACCTCTAAGCAAAAAGGGTGCCACATTGATAATTCATGCTAAAATATATTCAAAAATAGTTGTTGCGGATATTTATGCTAGGTGCTATGCTGCGAACATGATTAAAACAAAGAACAACCAAAGCGCGGCCCGCGATGCAGGGCAAGCTCAGATTAATCGCGACGGTGTATGGGAACCTCTATCTGGTAAAGAGCGAGTACTTCGAGGTCTTATAATGCCTGACCAAACAGGCAATCTTGCATGGGAAAATCGCAATCCGGAAGGAGGGCAGGATTAATCATGGCTAACATTCGGATTTCCGTCGAGCACCGCCGCGGCTGCGGCTTCCGCAAACAAGGCGGCATCTATTTGGTCTCGCCCGGCACCGGTTTTGGATGCGGCTTGCTGCCTATCCCTCTCACGGTTTGTCCATGCTGCGGCTCCGGCTACCGCCACAACCGCGGCTTTACGTGGATCAACCCCGCGGCCATCGCCGCGCAATCCGGCAACGCTTGCAAGCGTCCAGAGGGTTGCTCTATTTGTCCGCTTGCGGATGCTAAAGTCCAAAAAGCTGGGATGATCTGGATCGGCGCATCTTTTTACAAGACACCGGACATATTTGATGCAGAGGCGCAGCGCCTAGGGATTAGCCGCCGCGTGCAAGCGATACCTCAAGGGTTTAAGATTGGCGAAAGCTGGATTGCGCTTGCGCACATTTACGCCATCCAGCCCACGGAGGTTGACCTTGCGGCTGGCACAAAAGCCAAGCCCGGCATCTTTCGCCTTTTTAAACCGCAAGCCATCGAATACGTGGTCAAAGGCACCGAGACAGAGGAGGAGCTTGAGCGCCTAGAAAAGCGCGGCTTCTCGCTGGTCAAGGTCATAAAAGCGGAGGAACCAAAACCGGAGGTGGTGGCAGCGTGATTGCGTTCCTTGTCGCATTCGCTTTGGTCACGCTATTGCAGCAGTCGCGCACAAAACGCAGACTTCGCGAAGTGATCAAGATGATCGACAACATGATTGCGAGCTTAAACCGCCCCACAAACTATTCGCAGCGGAGCCCGGAATACAACCGGGCTCCGCGCAACATCGATGAGGTGAACCATTATGCCTAGAAAAATCACAAACCTAAACAAGGGCGTTTACGTCATGATCTCGCCGGCTAACAGCCGCGCCATCGGACGCCTAATTGCCCGCACGGGGCGCACATTCTCGAAAGAGATTAACATGATCATTGAGGAGCGAGTGCGCCAGAACGACGTAGGAGACATCCCACCGCAAGAGGAGATGGCTAACGCCGCAGCATGAGCCTTTTCCGCGAATATCTGCGGTGGTACAACGGCGGGCCCACCTACTTTATCTACCAACAGGAACGCACTTATGATCATTCTTACAATACTTGTCGTCGCAATGTTTTTGTGCCTCGCCTACCTCACCGTAGACCACGTTATCAGCGAGATAAAACGCGACCGCGAGACCAAGCGTGAATTGGACGACTGGAACGCCCCGCCACCTAAAGAATATGACCCAAACACAAGAAAAACCAAGAAACGAGCTTGACGCATCCGGCAAATTGCGCACCCTCGTAGCCTCGCAACAATTCAAGAACGCCGTTGCCGCGGCGCTCCCCGTGCACTTACGGCCAGAACGCTTTGTCCGCGTGGCTTTAACGGCATTAACCAAAACGCCGCGCCTCGCGGAATGCGATCAAGCCTCCTTTTTTGATTGCCTTCTCACGCTCTCGCAACTTGGCCTAGAACCCGACGGTCGCCTCGCGCACCTAATCCCTTTTCGCAACAATAAGCGAGGCGTCACCGAATGCACGCTAATTGTGGACTACAAAGGTCTCGTGTCGCTTGCCATTCGCAGCGGACGCGTAGCCAACATACATGCGGATAAAATCTGCGATGGCGATGAGTTCATTTTTGACCGTGGCGAGATTGTTCGCCATCGCATCGATTTCCGTAAGCCACGTGGGAACGCCTACGCTTATTACGCTCTGGTACGTTTCAAAGACGGCACCGAACAAGCGGAGGTAATGACCCTGGACGAGATAGGCGATATCCGCAAGCGTAGCCGCGCTGCTAATGATGGGCCGTGGGTCACCGATTTCCATGAGATGGCAAAAAAGACCGTGTTCCGCCGCCTGACTAAATGGCTCGAACTCTCACCGGAATACCGAGATGCGCTGGAGGCAGACACAGATGCTTTGGAGGAGAAGCGTTTCGAGGCCGCTATCCCTATTGAGCGCCCGGTTTTTGATGCTTTGCCCTCACCGGAAGCGGAGAAGCCTAAGCCCAAATCTCAACCGCCGAAACCAAAAGAGGAGCCTCCTATGCGCGCCGGCGTGGTCATTGGCGGTAAAGCGCAAGAGATCCCAGCCCATCCGGAGGCACGCAAAGGCAGCAAGACGCCACAAACAGACGAGGTGATGAGGCGCTTGCGAGAGAGCGGCACTCACGATGATGATTTGCTCGTAATTGCGCGCGAATACGAATGGGTGGATGCCGGCACGCGATTTGTCGCTAACGTAGGCGAGGATAAGGCCAAGGCGCTTCTCGAGAACTGGGGCCTAATCACGCAAAAAATAGAGGAGCGTCGCAAAGCGGCCACAGAACAAAAACAGGCTCCACCACCAGAACAGTCGACTTTTGTGCCCATGGAGGGCAATCCCTTCGCATGATACAAATTTGCAAAACGCCGTACGAAGAACTCGTTGCCACGCTTGACCCCGTGCAATCGCACGAAGGCTACAGCCTTAAGCGTGGCGACTTTTTTCGCCTCGGGCCCGTTAACGGCTCAAAAGTGCGGCAATGTTTAGCGATTGTTCATCATCTGCTGGGTCGCAGGGAAAGCGGCGGCCGTCCACTCTGTGGGATCGTTACGGGCGGAGGCCTGCCTTCCCCGCAAGTGGCGATTGTGGCGGCCGTCGCTAACTATTTCGGTCTTCCTTGCGCCGTGACCACGCCTCGTTATCGCGATGGGTTGCGCGATTATAGGCGCATCAATTCCTCGCTGGCGCAACGCTTAGGCGCAAAAGTTTATGGCGTAGGCAACCCGCGCTCAAGCGGCTACGAGAAAGATGCAAAAGTCCTTGCGGCAACGCTAGGCTACGAGCAAATCAAATTTGGAATGTTTGGCGAGGTCGCGCTCGAACCTGTAATCAGACAAGTCCAAAATGTGCCGGACTACATCCGCAGAATTGTGGTGATTGCCGGCTCCGGACTCTCCGCCATCAGCATCTTGCGCGGCCTTGCCCGCTACGGGAAAAAGAACGTGGAGGATGTGCATATCGTGACGCTCTCGCACCACTTCGAGAACAATCGACGTCTTTGGTATTATTCGCAAAAACGCGACCGCTATCAAGGGCGAGTGTGGGTACACCCGTCGCCTTTCCCATACGGCGCCGAATACAAACACAATGAGCAAATGATGTTTGATCTCACTTATGAGGGCAAAGCATGGGCGTGGCTCACGGCCACGTACAAGCCCGACGAGCGCATCTTGTTTTGGATTATCGGGAGGCGCAATTACAACCTGGATTTAATCGAGACCATCCGGTGGCACATGTCGCCGCACGAAGTGGCCTTGCGCGCACCGGAACTCGAGCTA